TGGGGTTTGCAAATTGGATGAAAGAACCGGGTTCCATGGCAAGGGTGCCGCCGGATGCTATTACTGTTTTGTCTCCACCTTCTGTTCGGTAGCATTTTGGTTGGTAATTACTCATTTTCTATTTTCCTTTTATCAGTGGTTTCCCCGGGCAGGAGTTACCCCGCCCGAGTAGTCAGTCAAGACCTGATTAATCAACTGGAGAACTTTCGGGCTCGCCTTTGATAAGTTCGATGGACATCGGCATAGAAACCGTACCAGTCACTGTGACAACAAGTTCGAGATATCTTTTCCCACCGACATACCCGAATTTGTAGATTGAATTGTCTTCTCCGGTAGCGTCAATAGTGAAGATGGTTCCGGCTGTTACCGTGAGATCCAGCATGTCGGCAGTTTCAACAGCCGCATATGTTGTGCCGTCTGCACTGTCGTAGAGAACCCCAACGAATTTATGAGAGGATCCAAGGGTTTCTCCACCAAGACCACAGTTCACAATCAGACAAGCAGAGTTAAAACCCTGCAAATCAATATCGGTATATGTGGCGGTAGCGGTTACCGCAATGGGATCAAGTACAGATGTGACCTCGATGTTATTATATAAATCTTTCATTATTCTGATTCCTTATTTTTGGGCCGGTTTTACCCGGCCAGTTTTGTTAAGAAGTGGCTACTTTTAACGCCTTCAGTGCCTCAAACATTACCAGACCGCCGCCTACACGCTTTGTGGTATAGAAGAGGACATTTCCCTTAGAAGTATATGGATCGCGGAGAACCCGAATACCAACACGGTCAAGGATGAGGTATGCCCGTTTAAAGTTGCCGAAAAACAAGGGATAAGCACCGGCCCCAATATCAGCCACATTGTCATCATAAGAAATGGGTTTCCCGAACAGCATGTCCGGGGTGCCCTCTGTCAGACCGGGCCGCCACAGGTAATTTCCGTCTCCGTCCTTCAAAGCCCTTATAGATTCACAGGTTGAGTCATTCATCAACCAGGATGCGCCGTTCCTGTAGGAAGGTTTCAGTGCATGGACAAGGGAAATGAGTTTATCAGTGTTATTAATTAGTGACGCATGGCCACCAGGAACATAACCAATTTTTCCCCACTCGTAGGATGCGTTCGTAACCATGGTGTAACCCGCAATTCCACGGGGTTTTGCCACACCATCACCGGTAACAAAGGCTTCGCCCTCCTCCTCGTTGAAATCCATTGAAACCTCATCGGCCAGCCATGCAGCAAGGTCGATTGTGGTATCGTCAAGGGAAATCTGGGTGCATCCAGGCTCGGCATAAATCTCTTTCATGTTAATGGCAATTTCACGGAGTGTCGGGGTGCTGGTTTCTGTGCGGGTTTCTTTTTCAGCAACCCACCCTGAACTGGTGCCGCCCATATTGACCAGTTTTTTATAGGTGTTGGTTCCGATTGACCGAACAGTGGCAAGATTCCGCATTACGGAAATGGTACCTGCCACTCGTTCAATAGCTGTGTCAAATTCTGGAGGTGCTACCAGGTACCCGCCATCAGGATCGGATAAAGTTGACAATCCGGCTGTTACCTGGAGATCCCTAACGGCTGCAAGATTTGATTCACCGCCTTTTCTGAACCAGTTTTCAAAGGCAGCTTTGTGTTCGGCCTTCGCCTGATCCACTGGGGCGGACCCGCCGCCAGGAGTGACCATTCGGCCAACCTGTGCGTCCAATGCTTCAAGTTGGGCTTTCATGTCATTCAGTTTAGTGATGTCGGCATTGATTTTATCAACCTTGTCAGTCAAAAGAGGATCAACTGTCCCACGGGCTTCAAGGTCTTTAATTTTTTGGTCATTTTCAATCTTGAACGCTTCAAAGGCCGTTCCGATTGCTTCAATGGTGTCTTTTAATTCAGCCATTTTTTTTCCTGTTTACTTTTTAAATATGTTTAAAAATGCCTCTGCGGATGGAACTGCTTCGGACTCTTCGTCAATATCACCAATGGCTCGCCAGCCTCTCGCAAGTACAGCCTTGGCTTTGTTCACAGAAAGACCGCCTACATCTCGCAGGAGGTTTTCAATATCTCTTATGTTGGGGTCAATAATCTTTTTATCTTCTGCTTTGAAGTCTTCCGGGGTATTAGCAAACATGGAAAGGTCAAATTTTGCTAAAACTGGTTCCCCTGCTTCGATAAGGGTATCTATAAATCCATTTACTTTGGCTTCTTTGGCCGTCATCCAGGTTTCTGCTTTCATCATGTCTTTCAATGCTCGCTTGCCGACGTTGGTATTGTCAACATACATGTCAATCATATTGCTGCTGACTTTTTTCAGGATATCGGCAACTTCCATCATTTCATATTGGTTGCCCCACATCCCTGCCATGGGTTCGTGAATCATGATCATTGCATTTTTATATGCCTGTTTTTCATGTCCAGATACTGCGATGTATGATGCTGCCGACGCTGCCAGTGCCTCGACTCTGGTGACGGGTTTTGAGGGATGGTTCTTAATAGCATTGGCTATCTGGAACCCATCGAACACGTCCCCGCCTGGAGAATTAATCCTAATAACAATTTTCGACTGTTTTAAGCCGGACATCATGCGGACAAAATCACCAGCATCGTTAAAGGGCCAACCTATGTAATCTGAGATAAAAACCTCTACCTCGTCATCTGCTACATTTTTAACGCTATACCACTCAGACTTTTCAAGCGGTTTGTCATATTGACTCGCTATGAATTTTGCGTTTTTTTCATTTCGGTAATTTAATTTCATTTTGTGGAGTCTCCTGGAGTTGTCCCGGCATTCGTTTCTTTGGTTGTCGATGTCCGGGTCCGGTACTCGTCCCCGCCTTCATATGGGTTCATGTCAAGTAAATCTCTAACATCGTTCGGGCTGAAAATCTCCTTATCAATGGCAGTGGCGAAACCATCCATCTGATCTTTAAAAGATCCCCGCTGCAAGCCCTCAACCTTAAATTTTGCATAATATATTTTGCGCTCTGCCGGTGATAAGAGATCCCTGTAAATTGATTTTTCAATCTTGGTTATCCATGGCATAAGGGCATAAACCACGAAACCGATTGAGAATTGCTCTGCGCTGGCAAATGTTGGGGTATTATCCCCGGAACTCATCAAAGTTAGTGGCATACCAAAAAAAATGTCGACTATCTCGCTCTTTTGATATTTTCGGGTTTCAAGGAATTGTGAGTCATCAGGATTTATTGTTATCGGGTGCATCTTCAAACCCTCTTCCAGAAGCATAATCCTATGAGATTTTCCAAGGCCACTGTAAGTTTCTGCCATACTATTAGATAGATTTGTATGTGCCTGTGGTGACAATGTTTTTGGATGCTCAAGGATAACGCCCGGGTGTGTCCCGCTCCCAAAGTACCTGGCTCCGAACTCTTCGGTTGCAAGGCCAAGCCCTATGGACTCCCGGATATATGCAATTGGATTAACACCCATATACCCATTTAAAGTCATCCCCCGAAGGTGCATTATCTCAGTCCCTGGGATATTCATCACGGTTCCATCAGGAAAGATACATTTGTAAGTCAGAGATTTATCGCTATTTTGAACCACTTCTTGAACAATATCAGGCCCAAATGGGATTAATTCTTTTAACCTCCCCCACCGACTCCCTCCGTTATTTTTCAAGGCATAAAAGTTTCCACGGAGTGCAAGATGGTTTATGGCCATCCCCCAAAACTCTGGAGCTGTCATCCATTCGTTAGGTAAGTCGTGCAATATAGAATAAAGGCTGAAGTCTTCTGCGATGGTTCTTATTTTTCCGGTTTTTTCCATCATGTGACAGGGTAGCATGCCTATTACCCTGGAAAGGACGTTCACACACGAATAGACGGTTGCCTGCCTCATTGCTGAATCATTAGAAACCGACGTGCCTGAAGATGTAGATCCACCACCGAGGTGATCTCTCAGTATTTGTTCAAGATTATTACTCATGGCTTTTGGCCGCGCCATACGGGAAACAAGACCCATTATTTTTTATCCCCCATAATGTACCCTGAAACCATCAAAAGCGATCCACATACTGAAAATGCAATCCATGGTTCTCTCAACCAAAGGCCATAACCGAGCAATGACAGTCCACCTATGAATAAAATATCTCTAATATCTATTATTTTCAAAATGTTAGAATCCCCCGATCTTCATATGCTGATGCACTCTCGCCGGTGTCATACATAGCCCTGGCCATGGCGTTAATCGTTGCCACTGCGCCATCAATTTTGTTATTGCTGTTTTTCGATTCCTTTCTCGGGAATATGTTGTCTTTCATATCCGGCTCACAAAAAACATTTTGAAACATCCATGTGGTTACTTCGTTGCCATCGTGGTGTAGCCTGCCTTCCATTATCAGCACCTCAAGTTCCTTCATTGGCTCTGACAAGCTGGCCGCTGTTTGGGGTATTTCCACGTAGGAGATTCCCTCGTTTAGCAGGTTTGTCCCGAGTTGCTGAGCATTCCATGGGTCGCTGGCCACATCTCCGCCGGCGTTTTCCTCCCCGGTGATGTCAAACCGTTTAGCGTCAAGTTTAATCTCTTCCTGAATCTCTTCAATGTCAATTCTGGCACCGGCGTGGGTTTTAATGTGGCCCATGTGCGCCCACCCTGCGTAATGCGCTTTATCTTCGCCCTCTATGTTTTCCGATGGCGTGTAATGCGTTGAAAACAGGTAATAATGTGTTTTCGTTTCGCCATCTGGGGTTTTCACGAATAGACGCATTTTTGAGGCTATGTCTTTTTTTGATGCAAGGTCAAGGCCGACGTAGCAGGGGGATTCGTTGAAATCGTTTAGGTTCATTTCTGTATCACGGCAATTTTCCCAGTTTATGGAGTTTATCCATGCTGAGCCTGAAGAACTCCACATATTGAGATGCTTGCATTTCATGATGTTCTGTTTGCGAGGGTTCTGTATTGCTGTTTTAAGTTCTGATTTTAAATAATCTTCAAAAACGGATATCCCATAATTTGGGTTTGCTTTTTTCCAGGAGTTTAAATCTGTCCATGGGTCGTCTTTGTCAATTGTGTAGATCATCCCAAAAATATCATCATTTACAATTAGGCCGGATAGGATTTTCTCAACTTGCTTTCTCTTTTCAAAACAGGGGTTGCTTGTGTTTGTCCCTGCTGTAGTGATTACCACCATCATCGGTTGCTGCCTGGCACCCATTCCGGTTTTGCCGGTATCGAAAGATTCATCTGTTTTACTTTCGTGATATTCATCTAACACGTAACAATGCGGAGACGCGCCATCACCAGGTTTTCCCACAACGGTTTCAAAGCGCGATCCTGTTGACATCGAGTAAATGTTTCCGGGGTTTTTTACTGTCCCGCCGAGTGAAATATCAAAGGCTTGCTGGTATTTTGGTAGAGCCGCTGTCATATTCCATGCTGGCCTGAATACTTCATACGCCTGTTGTTCTGTGGTGGCTGCTGAAAAGACTTCTGACGAAAGCTCACCATCTGCTGAAAACATATAATTGCCTATGATAGCGCCGCATGTTGATTTTGAATTTTTACGAGGTATTTCGGCATAAATTTCGCGGAACCTTCTGAAACCATCTTTTTTTCGTACCCATCCGAATGGCACCCCGAGTAAAAAACACTGCCAAGGTTCGAGGACAATTAAAGACCCCTTCCATTTGCCTTTGGTATGGGGCATCAATTCTGCAAAGTTCAATATGCTTTCTGATTTTGCCTTATCGAATTTATACGGGCAGGATGGTTTCAATTGATTTTTTAGATCGGTTAAGTGTCTCTGGCAGGCATTGACAATGTGGATACACGCCGGAACCTTGCCAGATATCACCTGTCTGGCGTATAGATTACACTTATTTGTCAATGGATATAACGCCATTAATTTTCCCCAATAAAAAAAGCCGGAAGCCCCCATATTGCTATGGAAACCCCCGGTATCGATTTTTTTCGATACCGTATTATATTATGATAAAAAAATTACCAAATATTAATACCGTACCGTGTTATTTGTGAAATTGCAAGTCAATGTCAATTATTTATTAGCAATTTTTGAGAACGGGTTCTCGTTTTTACTTTCCGATTTCTGGCCGGACACCTTGCTCCTGGCCGCCGGGCTCATGCCAAATTCAGTGAGGTATTTATGGATCTGAGCATGGCATCGGTTTATAATCCACATCGCCGGCGATAGCTGGACACTGCCGGTTTTTGTCTTGTAAAGCTCCCCGTTTTTGGCCACTATCGCTTCATATTTAACCATTCTGGCATATGACTGGGCGTAAAGCGCAAGCATGGTTCCGTCAATTTCAGTGAGTAGCCCCAGGGCTGAGAGAACTTTGGTGACTCTGTACCATTCTTTCAACGCCTCATCGTTTAGAAAATCCGGTGCTGACGGTATTTTGAGTTCCGGCTCCGGCTCGTTTGGGTTAATCCTGCTTTTTCTTTGAGTTCCCTTCAAGACTTTTAGGTTTGTGGGTTTTCTGGGCCTGCCTGCCATTTTATTTCCCTCCTTTTTTATGTTTTTCGTCAAGGATGGCGGGAATTGCATTGTTCCATGATATTGAGTGGTGGAGCCGTTTGTGATTTCTCCCCATCATCCTTATTTTAACACATGATGGGTTAAACAGTATTGCATAAAAACTTTTAATATACGTTCCACTGTCCATATATATATCGGTCATTCCCCCGCCGTTACTCTGTGTGGCTTTTTGGTTTAATATTATTTTTGGAATAGACATAAATATTTTCCCCATAGACCCGCTATTTAGAAAGGTATTTACATCTTCATTTATCCTACCAATAAAATTTATTGGCTTATTTGCTGAGCAGAAAAAGCTGTTCATTGCTTTTCTTTTTCTAAATGGATAATGATTGTTTTTTAAATGAGTGTTATCTCCACCGCCTATCAAATCACCACCTTGCAAGAAGGCTATTGCTTCAACATCGCAAGAGTCAAAATATTTAATAAAAGAGTCAAAAATTATGTCAATTTTTTTTATTTCCTTCCGTTTAAATTCCTTCTCACAATTATACATATAGAAAAATACGGTATAATCATCATCAAGCTGAATAAAATGCTTAATGCCAAGTTCTTTGGCTATATCAAAACAAGCATTACGGGCATAGACAATAGATCTGCGATCATCAAAGTTATCACCTTCATCAAATGTTTCAGCAACCGCTTTTTTATCAAACATGATCACTTTATCACCGAATACATCAAAATATCTTTCCGCTGCGTTGTCTTCATTGTCAATTACAAT